CCACAGACCCTGTGGAAAAGTATTATAAACCTGTGGAAAACTTTATACCTGGGGGAGGGGTTTATATTACTAATACACAGTGAGTTTCTGATTGTTTATAAACACCAGTACTACTCACAAACACTCCGAGGGTTTCTAATACTTTACAGATTGCCCTTCGTGTATTATAATAAAACAGTGTTGTGTAATTATAATTAAGTAGTACTGTTTAATTCTTATACCCACGGGGGGGTTATTAATAACAATTACTTAGTGAGTTCGTTATTGTTATTATACAGCACTAAATGACAGTAACCCTCGGGGGGGTTAGGTTTTTTATAAAAACCGATGGGTCCCCCTAACCTACAAAAGTATGCATCCACGAGACCTTTACCCCGCATATAAAAATTTTTCCGAGGGGAAAAACGGGTCTCCGAGGTCCGTTCAAGAAAAAAAATTCCGAGGGGAAAAAATAGGTTAAAAACCCTGTGAGTGCTATATAACGGAGAATAAAAATTTCTAAGAATGACCGAAGAAGAGAAGGAGTTACTCATCGAGTGCATTCAATTCCGTTTACAGCACGACAAGTCTTTAAATAGTAATGAAGTATTACGTGAAGATTTGGAAGAATTGCTCTTTAAAGTAGAGGATATTGATGACTACGTATGACATAAAAGTCAAAGGTTTAACAGTAATGGAGAGAGTTACTCCAGAGCAACTCACACAGAGTATGAAAGATGCTCAAATGATTGTGTGGTTGAGAGGGGGTAAAATGGAAGACGTTGAGTATGTAATAAATACAAAGTCTTCTTGAGACGAAAAAAAACCCCGTCCGCAACGTAGTTGCATTTGATGTGAAGGGGTGATATAATTATAGAGTTGGAATTTACATTTTTATGGCCAAAGGATTTACAGTAAAAGCAAAGGCACCGACAGTTAATAAGAACGTTGACGAATTCGACCTTGCAGCAGCAAAGGAGATGATTAAAGGTAAGGCAGTTGTATTTTGTCTACCTGGACGAGGATGTTCATATACGTTTATGAAGAGTTTTGTACAATTGTGTTTTGACCTTGTACAAGCAGGTGCGAGTATTCAGATTAGTCAAGACTATAGTTCCATGGTGAACTTTGCACGATGCAAGTGTCTTGGTGCTAATGTATTGCGTGGACCGAATCAGAAACCTTGGGATGGTAAACTGCAATATGATTATCAGTTGTGGATTGACAGTGATATTGTCTTCGACACCGAGAAGTTCTATCGTCTTGTAGCAATGGATAAGGACATTGCAGCAGGTTGGTACATGACTGAGGATGGTCGTACTACGAGTGTTGCTCACTGGTTGGAAGAGGATGACTTCCGTACCAATGGTGGAGTGATGAATCACGAAACTGCTGAGACCATGCCGAAGCGTAAAAAACCGTTTACCGTTGACTACACTGGTTTCGGATGGGTTCTGATTAAGAACGGAGTCTTCGAGAGTCTTGAGTACCCCTGGTTTGCTCCTAAGATGCAGCAATTTGAATCGGGAGAGGTTCAGGATATGTGTGGTGAGGATGTCTCCTTCTGCCTGGATGCCAAGGAAGCAGGATTTGAAATCTGGTGCGACCCGAAGATTCGTGTTGGTCATGAAAAGACCCGAGTTATCTGAGTCATTGACCCCTACGGGGGTCTTTTTTTATGGTTGACGGAGGGTCTTGGAGGTGTTATAGTGTATTCAAGCCACTGATGGGTGGTGAAAAAAACCGTAAAAAACAACCGTTTAGGAGACACCAAAATTATGGCAGCACGTCGTGGCAGTGGAAACACCAAACTTGACCCAGTTCCTAAAAAAACTCGTCAGGGGTCTGGTCAGCATACTAAATATGCAGCAAGTAGCCGTAATGGTGCTAAGAAACGTTACCGTGGACAAGGTAGGTAAGTATGTATTATCTGGATGGGAATGTAGAGTATCACGATATCCATCCAAAAGACCTTTGGGTCTACAATAAACTCCAATTATGTAGGGTTTTGGGATACAAATGCGGACCAGTTGGGTCCGATGTCCCAGAACCCAATTTTTATGTTGTAAAACCAGCAATCAATTTCATGGGAATGTGCCGTCATGCCCGTATTGTATGGTTAGATGGGTCAACAGACCACTTTCACCCTGGTGAATTCTGGTGTGAAGTGTTTGAAGGAGAGCATTTAAGTGTTGATTACCAAAATGAGTCGTGTAAATTAACAGTTAAAGGGTATCGTGACCCCCAAAAACCACTTTATAAGTGGGACAAATGGGAAAAAATTGATAAAAAAGTAGAATTTCCCGAAATTTTGAAGAATTTGGAGAAAAAATACGAATGGATCAACTGCGAATTCATTAATGGGAACCTAATTGAGGCACATATGCGTCCAAATCCTGATTTTAGGCATGGAAATGTCGTTGCAATCCCAAATTGGGGTGATATTAGTCAGTATAGAGAGTGTGAACTCAAGAAAGGGTACAATTATGTCGATGATCCTGACTATAAACGGAAGGGATTCTGGATAGATTAAATAATACGGAGATAGAACCTCCCAAAAAGTTCTGTTTAACCGATTGGAGAAACAGATGGCTAAGTATCACGTAGACAGAGACCCTGAATACATGTATAAAATGTGGGGAACAACCTCTTTGATTACTGATTACTGGTGCAAACCTCACCCCACAACTGATAATGCAGAGGAATTTTCCGAAGCAGAAATTGATGCAATGGGGGATGAAAAAGAAAAGGGTTAAAAAACTATTATAGATAGTATATAATACTCTTGTTTTATAAATGGCAACACGGGTCTCTAGGGAATTTAGGGATATTAGTTTATCTTTTACTAAACACCCAGTAACAAATGATATTGTGGCACTTAAAAACGAAGATGCCATTAAGAGATCCGTTGTTAACTTAATACGGACACAACTTGGTGAAAGATTTTTTGAACCTATAATTGGAACTTCCTTAGAAGGTTCATTATTTGAACTATCTCATCCTGAAATTCGTATTTCATTAGAAGGTGAGATAAAAGTTTTACTTGAGAACTATGAACCACGTATTTCTACAAATAGTGTTCGAGTAGATCCATCACCAGATGACTATGAATTGAATGTAACTTTAACTTATGACATTGTTGGTCTGGCAATACCTAGACAAAACATCGAGTTTATTTTACAACCAGCTAGGATATAATGTCGTTCAATCAATTCACAAACTTAGACTTTGACGATCTAAAGTCGCAAATTAAAGACTACCTTAGGACAAACAGTAATTTTACTGATTTTGACTTTGAGGGGTCTAATTTTTCAGTATTGATTGATATTTTAGCATATAACTCTTATATTACTGCCTTCAACACGAACATGGCAGTAAATGAGTCCTTTTTGGACAGTGCTACATTAAGAGAGAATGTGGTATCACTTGCTAGAAATATTGGATATGTTCCACGTTCAAAGAGAGCATCAAAGGCAAGAGTTAGTTTTACCGTTGACACTGCTGGATTCTTAGATGTTAGGTCAGTAACTCTAAAAGCAGGTGTAGTTGCACTTGGTGCAATGGTTTCTGGCAGTTATGTATTTTCAATTCCAGAAGATATCACGGTCCCTGTTGATGCTAATGGAATTGGAACGTTTGAAAATATTGATATTCTTGAGGGAACATACCTCACTAAAAACTTCACCATGGATGACTCTCAACCAACTCAGAGATTTATCATTCCAAACGATAATGTAGATTCCACAACAATTCGTACATTTGTTAGTGACTTGAGAAACGAAGAGTATACATTATACTCAAATATTTTAAACCTAGACGAAACATCAAAAATTTTCCTCATCCAAGAGGTTGAAGATGAGCAATATGAACTTGTTTTTGGTGATAATGTCTTTGGTAAAAAACCAACTACAGGAAGTTCTATATTTGTAAGTTATATTATAACTAATGGTAAAGATGGCAATGGTGTTGCCAACTTTACTTTCTCTGGAATCATAGAAGATAATAATCAGAATAGAATTACTACTGGTATTTCTAGAGTTTCAACAATTCAGTCATCTGAAAATGGTGATGATATTGAAAAAATTGATAGTATTAAGTACCTTGCACCTAGGGTTTATTCCTCCCAGTACAGGGCAGTAACAGCAAATGACTATAAGGGTCTAATACCCACGATTTTCCCCAATGTAGAGGCAGTGAGTGCCTATGGAGGAGATGAATTAGACCCACCAGAATATGGAAAAGTATTCATTTCAATCAAACCTAGACAAGGTAAGTTCTTATCTAGAGTTACAAAAGAACAAATCAAAAAAGACTTGAAACAATATACAATCGCAGGAATTAAACCAGAGATTGTTGACTTGAAATACTTGTTTGTTGAACTTAATACTAGTGTTTATTACAACAGAAGTTCTATAGCAGATGTTACTGCACTTAGGAATCAAGTAATTTCTACTTTAGATTCTTATGGAAAGTCATTTGACCTTAATAACTTTGGTGGAAGATTTAAGTATAGTAAAGTAGTTGCATTGATTGATGATATTAATCCAGCAATTACATCAAACATCACCACATTAAAAATTAGACGTGATTTAGCACCAGCTTTTAATTCTGCTGCTACTTATGAAATTTGTTTTGGTAATGCATTCCATGTTAAGAAGAAAAATGATGCAGATAACCGTGGATATAACATAAAATCGACTGGATTTAGAATTAATGGAGTCGATGGAATAGTTTACATGAGTGATGTTCCAATCGATTCGGAAAAAGGTTCTATTTTCTTCTTTACTCTAGTCGATAATGTTCCATTTATTATTAAAAACAATGCAGGTGTTGTATATTACAGAAAAGGTGAAATCTTATTAGATACCGTTACTATCATATCTACACAAAGTCCTAATGGAATTGAAATTGAGGCAATACCTGACTCAAATGATGTCATTGCGTTGAAAGATATATACTTAGACCTAAGTATGGAGAAACTAGTCGTCAACATGGTTGAGGATAAGATTTCTTCTGGAGAAAATACTTCCGCAACAGAGTACATTGTAACTTCAAGCTACGCAAACGGAACAGTATATACAAGATAAAATGTCAGATACTAGAGTAACGATTCAAAATATTATTCAGACTCAAATTCCTGAGTTTCTGAATGAAGAATCCCCACTGTTTAAAGAGTTCTTAGATGCATACTATGTATCTCAAGAACATAAAACTGGTACAGTAGAACTTGCTAGTGATTTAAGTTCTTTAAAGGACCTTAAAAAATACAATAATGAGTTATTTGCATCAGCTTTTGTACCAACACTTCTTGTAGCAGATGTAACTGCGTTTGACACTGATATAGCAGTTAGTCATACTATTGGTTTTCCTGATAGGGATGGTCTCATCAAAATTGATAATGAAATCATCTATTATAAGAATAAATCATCGCAAGGATTTAGTGGTTGCTCTAGAGCATTTAGTGCTATCACCTCAATTTTAGAAAATACTACTTCAAATTATACCGAGACTGAGATTGCTCCACACTCTGCAGGAGCTCGAGTTGCTAATCTTTCTTTAGTTTTTTACGGTGAGTTATTTAAAAAATTCAAATCACAATTTTTACCTGGATTTGAAGAAAGACAATTTATCCCACAGGTTGAAATAACAAATGTTCTGTCTAGAGCAGTTGATTTCTATACTTCAAAAGGAACAGATACATCTTTTAAACTTTTATTCAGAGCATTATATGGTGAACCAGTAGAAGTTATTAAACCTCAAGAATATCTTTTAAGACCATCAGACGATAGTTTCTTTGTAACAAAAAATATTCTTGTAGAAAAAATTTCTGGTTCAGATCCATTAAAGTTGAATGGGGAAACTGTCTTTCAAGAAACGGGTAATGTTGAGGAATCATCTGCAGCAATTTATCTTGTAGAGTATAGACCTGTTGATGGAAAAGACTTATATGAGATTTCTTTTGATAGTTCTTCTTTCCTGTATAGTTTCAATACTACGAAGAAATCAAATGTTTCTAAGAAAGTAATATCTGGGTCTACAACAATTAATGTTGATTCTACAGTTGGATTTGCAAATAGTGGAACTTTAAAAGTTTCTAATGGTTCCGTATTATATGATGTAACTTATACTGAAAGAACAAATACACAATTTTTAGGTTGTTCTGGGATTGTAACTGATATTGAATTTGGAAGTGAGGTATTAGAATCAAATTTTGCTTATGCATATGATAAGGATGGGGAAAAAGTAGAGTTTCGTATAATTAATGTTATTGGAAATATTGATTTTTCTAATACATCTAATTTATTGGAAGAGGATAAAATTACACTATCTTCTTTTGGTGCAGAATTATCTGAAAAATCTGAGTTTAATAGTTGGATTTACAATAATGTAACCAATCACCAAATCAAATCCATAGTCCTTGGAAATGACCCAAATGGTACTAGATATAGAATTGAATTTTTTGATAATATTAATTTCTTTCTTGACCAGGAAGTCACCCTTAAGAATTTAAAAATAGCTTCAGATAGTGGATTATCTGCCACGGTAGAAAACTTGATTTCTGATACTATTATTGAAGTTCAATGCAATCAAAATTGTCTTGATAAAGATACTCTAACCACAGATTTGATGACTGGTAAGAGTGATCAAAATAAAACACCATCTGTTTCTGACATTCCAATTTCTATTCAGAATACCTATATTGATGATAAGTATGAAAACTTCTATGTCGCAGCATCTGGCCTTCCAAACTATCCCCTGTATGCAAAAGAACAAATCATCAATACTTCTACTCAAGTTAGTGTGGGTAATACTAATACCCTAGATACTGATGTTGTTCATAAGTTTTTCACAGGTGAGAAGATATACTACAGCCCATCTACAAATTCTGGCATCGGCACTGGAATTTACTATGTCACTACAGTTGGTGATATCAAAGATAGTAAGAAAATAAAGTTATCTTTAAGTAAGAGTGATTTATTCTCAAAAAAATACATAACTTTTAAGAATATTTCTGGTGATTCTTTTGTAAAATTAGATTATGAGAATAAAGTAGTTGAGAATCAAAAACTCTTTAAGAAATTTAATTATATCAAAGGTGATTCTTCACTGAGGGAAGTTGCAGATAGAACAACTAACAATAGACAAATTGGATTACTTGCAAATGGTATAGAACTTTATTCACCATCTCTTTTTGATGAAAATATTTACTATGGAAAGTTACAGTCAATTCTAGTAACTAATCCTGGAAAAAATTATGATGTAATCAATCCACCAGAACTTGAAATTAAAGATGTCTCTGGTAGTGGTGCATCTGGTTATTTGAATATTAGTGGTGGACTAAGACAAGTTAAAATTATTACTCCAGGAATTGGATACCAAACAAAACCAAAAATTACTCTTATTGGTGGTAATGGTCGTGGTGCTGTTGTTGAACCAAACTTAGTTAAATCTCAAATTACTTCTGGTTTCCAGGGTGATGGAAATGGAGTTAATCCAACCACCGATATAATTACATTCATCAATAAGCATAACTTTGATAATGGTGAGCAAGTTTCATATATCACTAATGGTAATTCAGAATTAAAACCATTTAAAGAAGATTCTGTATATTTTGTTGGAGTTGAAGATTCAAAATCAATTAAGTTGTATGATAAAGAGTCTGATGCTCTTCAAAAAGTCAACCCAGTAAATATTGTTGGCATTAGTTCTGGATTCCATTCATTTAAAACTTTGGAATCCAAGAATACAATTACAAGACTGTATGTAAATAGCACTGGTTCTGGATATTCAAATAAACTTATTAAGATTCCATCTCTGATTGCATATGATGGAACTAATAATGGTGTTAATACTTGGGATTACTATATCTATGCAGCAGACCACCAATTTAATAATAGGGATATTGTAAGGTATCGTACTACTGGTTCGGAAATTGCTGGATTATCTACAACAAAAGAATATGTTGTAACTGTTCTTGATAACAATAAATTTAAATTATCCGATATAGGTGGTGAGGATGAAACATTCGATAAAAACTATCGACTAAAAAAATATATTGATTTATCTAGTGTTGGAGTTGGAACGCATACATTTGCATATCCACCAATTAGATTGAAAGTAGAAACATTATCTGGTATTGGTGCTACAACTGTTATTGAACCAGAATTTGAACCAATTGTTCTTGGTTCTATTGATAGTGTGTTTGTTGAATCTCCTGGAGTTGGATATGGAGTTTCTGATGTTATTAACTTCCACAGAAGACCTGATATTCAAATTAAAGATATAAAATCGGAGGCACTATTAAGACCAATTGTAGTAAATGGTGCTATTGTTGATGTACAGTTTTTAACATTTGGTTCTGGATACGAAAAAGGTATTGATTTAATAGTAACTGGAGAAGGAACCTTTGCTGACCTAAGACCTACTGTAGACGATAATGGAAGAATAGTTGCTGTAAACATAGCAAATGGTGGTATTGGATATAAACCAGAATCTACTGAAATTACCGTATCTAGAAGAGGAGTAGATGCAAAATTCTTAGGTGATGTATATGAATGGAAAATTAATCAGGCAGAAAAGCATAAGGAACTTTTATCTGACAATAGGGATGAGGCAATTATTGTTCCAAGTAAAGTAAAGGAATTTGGTTTACATCCAGTAAATTTCTATACTCCAAAACTTCTTAGAAGAACATTAAAAGACCATATTGATGATGCGAATAGAGAAGTAGCAGATAATAGTCACTCACCAATCGTTGGATGGGCATATGATGGAAATCCAATTTATGGTCCTTATGGTTTAGTTGGATCATCAATTCAGAAAATTAGGTCTAGTTATGGAAAACAAGCAGAACCAAATTCTGCATTAAGACCATCTACATTCCCAGAAGGATTTTTCCTAAATGATTTTTACTTTGACCGAGCAATCGGTGATTTGGATGAATTTAATGGAAGATTCTGCGTAACTCCAGAATATCCTGATGGCATTTATGCTTACTTTACAACAATTGATAATAGTGCAATTTCTAAACCAGAGTATCCATATGTTGTTGGTCAATTTTTCAGAGATTTTGTAATTCCTAGAAACTATGAACCTAATTTTAATCAAACTATTGACATTAGTAGATTAAATTTAATTAGAAATACTTCACCATATTACTTAAATTCAAATACATCAACATATGATTTGATATTAAAGTCTGATGAAAAATATAAGCAAGAGTTCACTGTATCTAAAACTTTAAAGTCAGGAATTGACAATATTGGAGTATATGCTTCTGGAGAAGGTTATAAAGTTGGTGATAATGTTGTATTTAATAATGTAGGAACTGATGGTACAGGTGTTTCTGCAGCCGTTTCTAGAATCAAAGGCAAGAGTATTAATACAATTAAAGTTGGTGTAACTACTCAAACTGATGTTCAACTGTTTTCTAAGGGAAATAATATAATTGGTATTACAAGAGAACCTCATGGATATGTTACAGGTGAAGTTATTAATGTAAGTTCGATTTCAGATGCAAAATACTCCGAGTTAGAGGGTTCTAGAGAAATATTTGTACAACAAAAAACTTCTAATCTCATTGAAGACATTGATGTTGTATCTGCAACAGGTTTAACAACAGCAATCACAGTTGGGGATACATTTGGATTTAAAGTAAGTGATTATATTCAAATTGGAGACACAGAGAGGGCACAAATTGTAAGGATTGATGAAACAAATTCTCAGTTTATTGTAAATAGACTCACAAATACTGGTATCCATACTGTGGGTATATCCAGCATTAAGCTCTTGCCTACAGAGTTTAGATATGGAGTTGACAAAATATCATCTCAGATAACAGTCAATGAGCAGTATTATTTTGATTCAAAGACACTTATTGGATTTGGAACAAATATTAATAATTACACCCTTTCAGATAATAGTAATTTATCTGTTCCTGCTGGTGGTATTTACATTCCAAATCATAATATAAGGACAGGTCAAAAATTGAAGTACCACACTGGTTTTGGTGGAACTTCAATTTATGTTGGTCAAACTGTAAGTTCTACTTTGCCTTTAGCAGATGGATCGGATGTTTATGCAGTAAATCTTGGTGTTAATTTTATTGGTCTATCTACTTCACCATCAGTAGTAACTCCTCTAGTTATTGTAGACCAAGCAACAGTAACTGGGTCTGCACATTCATTGTCAGTCAATTTTTCTGATGTTACTGCAGTAGTAGAGCAGTTTGGTCTTGATGTTGTTACAAATAAACCACATAATTTAAAAAATACAGAGAAAGTTAAATTCAACTTATTACCAAGATTGACAGATAACTTTGTGATTAGATATGACACAAAACTTAGAAAATTAACTTCTGAAAAAATTAGTTTTGATGCATCTCAAGTAGGTGTAAATGTTTCAACAAATGAAATTCACTTACCAGATAATACTTTAAACACTGGTGATAAAGTTGTTTATTATGTTGGTTCTGGTACTACTATTGGTGGTTTAATTGATAATGAAACATATTTTGTAATCAAAGAAAAACCTGATTTTATTAGACTTTCCGAATTCTTAGTAAATGCAAATGAAGGTGTTGGAATTGCCATAACTTCACAAGGAAGTGGAACTCAACATATTGCAAGAATCAATCCACCATTAACAGGAACACAGCAAAATATTGTTAAGTTTGACTTATCTGATCCTAGTCTGACTGGAATGGATATGAGAGTATTTAAGGACAGCAGTCTTTCAATTGAGCTTGAATCTTACAGATATAGAAGAAATTCTATTGAAGCAGGTCTTCCTGATGCAGAACTACAGATAGATACTTCCGAAGAATTTATTGGAAATACACTATTCTATAACATTATACCACTCGCACCAAATGTTGTTGAGAAAAAACAATCATCAGTTGACACTGAAGTTGTTGGTAATAATAAGATAATCCTTAAACCAAGTATTTTTAATCAACAGTATTCTATTGTTTCTATTGGAACGACAACATTTAAGTTTAATTTAAAGTCCAAACCAGAATACTTTGACTACAGTGTTAATAGTGGAGTTAGTACAATTTTCTATGATACTGACTCTACCACTACAGATGGTCCAATCTCCGAAGTTAAGATTAACTTTGATGGAAGAGGATATAGCAAACTTCCAAAAATTGAACGAATTGATAGTGAATATGGTACAGATGCTGTTCTTAAAGCATCATCAGAAACAATCGGTAAAATTGATTCTATTGATAGAGTTAAGGATGGTTTTGACTATCCAACTGATCCAACTTTAAGACCTGTTCTTAGTGTTCCTTCAGTATGCCAGATAAAAGACATAGCAAGAGTTGATAGTATTGGCATTACTACTGGAGGTAAAGGATACCATGTTGCACCAACACTAAAAGTCATTGGAAATGATGATATTGAACTTCTAGCTTTTATTCAAGGTGGTTCTGTTGTAGATGTTTCTGTAGTTGAAAATACTCAAAATCTCAATGGACCTTTAAAGATAGTTGCTACAAGAAACTCTAATGGATATGATATTGATGACATCGTATATAATTCTGGCACAAATGAAGTTACCTTAGAACTTGTAAATGCAGATAGTCAAATATATCCATTAAGTGGAGAGTTTCCATTCAAGGTTGGTGATAGTATTTTTGTTGAGAATACAAGAATTTCTGATGCTGATACAAAGAATGGTTACAATTCTGAGGATTATAACTATAGATTCTTTACTGTAACTGGAATTAATGAAACTAATTTTACAGTTACATACAGCATGGATGGATTTGGAACAAATCTTGGCGAGTATAATACTGATATCAACTATGGTTACGTAATCAACAAAAATGATATTGCAACATTCAAAATGAATATTGCAGATGACCTTGGTTATTTTTCTAATGAGAACGTTATTGGATATAACTCACTTAACCAGCAAGTGTTTAGTGCTAAGGTTATGGAGAGTGGTTGGAATAATGATGTAAACCAATTAAGACTTATTGATAGTGAAGGTGAATTGAGTGTTGGTGATAAGTTACTTGGAACAAGGTCAAGACTTTTTGGTACTATCGAAAATGTATCTCAATTTAATCTAATTTCATCTCTCCACACTACAAGAGAGAAAATTAATTACCTTAATGACAATGCAGGTTATCTAAATGACTATCAGCAAAGAATTGCCGATAATAATTATTATCAAAAATTCTCGTACTCTCTAAAATCAAAACTTTCATATGATAATTGGAAAGAATCTGTAAGGTCTCTTGTTCATCCAGCAGGATTTAAGGAGTTCTCGGATTTAGATATCATTTCTAATACAGTATCCACCAATCAAAATATGAAGGTTGGTGTTGGTGATTCCTCTTTAAATATTTTAATTAATGTAGATAATGTCAGTTCAATGTATGGAAGATTCAACTTCTCTATGGTAACTGAAGATGAACTTCTTCCAAATGGTACTATTGAAAGAATCTTCTTCCCAGATGGTGTTAATTTAAGACCATATATTCTTAATAAAACTAATAAAGTTCTTAAGATTGACGATATTAGTAGTAATTTCACAGGATTTACTACAACCACAGGAGGACAAATTGTTGGTCTAACTACATTCTCTCTTAAAAACAAGGGATTCCCACTATTCTATAGAGAGTTTGACAGTACAGTAGAGAAAAATTTTACATTATCTGATGATAGGTTTACTTTTGAGAACCATAACTTCCAGTCTGGACAGCAACTTGAATACAAGATTAGGGAATCTATTAAACCAGCATCTGGAGCAGCAACCACAGTAGTTGAAAATAATTTTTCATATCCTACAGTTTCTACTACACTTGATAGTCCAATTGATGGTTTTGATTCTATTGCTAGAACCTTCGATGCAAATTAACAGATAAATAAAAGAAAAAGTATCTTGTGCAATGGCAAAGTTAGGGATAAATACTGGTTCCACTCCAAATGATGGTACTGGTGACTCATTATTAAGTGGTGCTATTAAAGTTAATTCCAATTTTGATGAAATTTACTCCGCATTAGGAGATGGTTCTACCATAACCAACTCTATTGACTTTGCGGTTATTGCTGGTTATTCTACAGCATCTGGTATTGCTACCTACGCATCAAATGCTGGTATTGCAACTCTTGCTAATTATGCTACAAGTGCTGGTATTGCTACCAATGCTTCTACTGCAACTTATGCAGTAAATGCTGGGTTTTCGACTGGAGCAGCAACTGCTGATGGATTAGCAGGTACACCAAACATTACAGTTGGTTTTGTAACTGCGTCGTACCTTTCTGGAGATGGTGGGAATATAACTGGTATCGTAACTAATCTTACTGCTGGGAATGGTATCTCACTATCAAACAATGGTGGTACAGTTAATGTAACTAATAATAAATCGGATGATTATCCATCAAAATGGGTTCAGACTGGCTCTGGAATCCATACAATGGCTAATGTTGGAATTGGAACCACAACTCCACTAGCAGATCTACATATTAACAGTTCTCAAGTAAAACTAACTGATAGTAGTTCTATAAATTTAGATGATAATAATGCAATTCATTTTGGTTCAAGTGGTTCTGGTGACTCTTCACTGTTCTGGGATGGTACAGATTTAATACTAGAGGCATCAACAGGCAAATTTACTGTTAAAGACTCGACTAATAAGATATTTGAAGCAGTTGGTGGAGAAGGACCAATATTATATTATGACGGAGTTGAAAAACTTCAAGTACAATCAAATACTGTTTCATTTACTTCTGATGTTAATGTTACTGGTGACATCTATACATCTGGTGTTTGTACTGCAGTTTCTTTTTCTGGACATGGTTCTAATTTAACTGGTATTGTTACATCAATTGTTGCTGGAACAAATGTAACTGTAACAAACAATTTTGGAACTTATACCATCAATTCTAGTGGTGGTGCTGTTAGTACTCTTACTGGTCTTACTGATGTAACTCTTACATCTCCTTCTAATGGTGATGTTCTAAAATATGATGGTAATGGTTGGATTAACGATACTACTGCTGGTACTTATGGTGATTCTAATGTAGATACACATCTGAATGTTAGTGGCGCACTTACGGGGCAAATATTAAGTTGGAACGGTTCTGATTATGCCTGGGTAACAGACCAGACTGGTGGAGGTAGTTCATATGCAAACTCTGATGTTGACACACATCTAAATGTTAGTGGTGCTACTTCAGGTCAAATTTTAAGTTGGAATGGTTCGGATTATGCTTGGGTAGCAGACCAGACTGGTGGGGGAGGTTCTTCAACTCCAGAAATTACATGGACTTTGACAGCAAATGGTTCATCACATTATCAATTTGCTGGTGATGGATTTCCAACTGCTCAAAATGACCCTACATTATATCTTGTAAGAGGACAAACTTATAAGTTTGTTAATAATACTGGTGCTCATCCATTTAGAATCCAATCTACTACTGCGGCAACAGGTGGTGGTACACAATATAACAGTGGTGTAACAAATCAAGATGCGGGTAATGGGGTTACCTTAACATTTGTCGTGCCAATGGATGCACCTGATACATTGTATTATCAGTGTACATCACACACGTCGATGTTTGGAACAATTAATATTCTGTCAACTAGTAGTGGTGGTGGTTCATATGCAAACTCTGATGTTGACACACATCTGAATGTCAGTGGTGCATCCACTGGTGAAATCCTTAGTTGGAATGGTTCTGATTATGCCTGGGTAGCAGACCAGACTGGTGCTTCCTATGCTAATTCGGATGTAGACACGCATTTGAATGTCAGTGGTGCTACATCAGGTCAAATCCTCATCTGGAATGGTTCTGATTATGATTGGGTATCAGAGGCTGGTATTACGACTTCAAGGATAAATGCTAATACTCTGAATGTTACTGGTGTTGTTACTGCCACATCTTTCAATGGTAATCTAGATGCTTCCGATCTTGCTTCTGGAACTATACCTGATGCTAGATTCCCAGCAACACTTCCAACAGCATCTGGTGCTAATTTAACCAATCTCCCTTCATCACAATTAACAGGTGCCCTTCCTGCTATTGATGGTTCAGCACTTACTAATTTACCATCATCTGGAACTCCATCTTACACTGATGTTCAGGTTGTATATGAGTTAACCAGTAATTCTAGTAGTTCAAATGGGTGGAGGATTAATGGAAACGCATTTACTAATACTACTGATAATCCAGACATATACTTAGTAAGAGGACAAAAATATCGATTCATCAATAATTCGGGTGGTTCGCATCCATTCCGTATACAAGACTCTGCGACATCAGCATACAACGCAGGTGTAACGAACAATGGAGCAACATCAGGTAACATTGATTTTATCCCCCAAAATGGTGCTCCAACACTATTATACTATAATTGCACCAATCATAGTGGTATGCTTGGTAAAATTTATATTATTGGAGAACCAGGAAGAACAGTAAAAAATGCAGAAACTGCATCCATTGCACAGGGAGCTTATGATGATATAACAATCCCAACAACAGGTAAAACATTTGCTTTACTTAAGATTCTGATCGGTGACCCTGCATGGGTAATATTGTATACAGATGCGGCAAGTAGAACAGCTGATGCTGCAGGGACTGTAAATGGTAGAGCAGAGGGAACAGATCCAGCACCTGGTTCAGGTGTATTGGCAGAAGTGAGTAGCACATCTTCGGGTTCGACTACATTTAAAATGACACCAGGATTGATTGGTTGGAATGATGACAGCACACCTGCTGCACAGGTTTATGCAAGAGTTTACAATAAGAGAGCAACAGCAGGTTCTAACACGGTTCTTGTAGCACTTACAACTGTTAATATAGAGGCATAATGGCAATTTTATTAGTTAACGTAAAACTAAGAGACGGAGTTGACCAAAACTCATTTGTCAGTGAATTTGACTCCGTGTCAGAAGTAACTGTAAAAAATTTATTACCAAATATTCCAAATCTTGTTGTTTTTAATGTTGAGGAATCATATTTAAGTACACTTAAATCACACCCTTCTGTTGATTTCGCAGAAGAAGAAGAAACGTCATTTCCTGCCGTCACGTATCCATCTCTACCATCTGTATATACAATATCTAATAAAACAGTATCTAGTAATAGTTTTATTGGAATAAATGGTAGTAAAGATGGAACAGATTATATTTCGTATCAACACTATCTTGATACCGATATAATGCAGGAATTGGGCAACCTTAAAGTAGGTAATGCAGATTCTTCAATATATACAAAAATTGGTCTCAAGAGTTGGACTCATACACATAATGCACCAATACTGTTTACCCAAGCATTAGATGATTCCACAGGTAATTATAATCAACCACAGTGGTTACAAGATTACTATGATGATATTGTAGCAATTCCATCTAATGCTACAGCAACTCTCACAACAGTTGCTACTGGTGGACACAATGCATTTGTAAATTCAAATGCAGATGGTGCTACCCTTCAGGCAGCAATTAGAAATTTTGTAGGTTCAACTAATCCATCTGGAACTATTACAAACAGTCAGATTGGTATTGCTCCTTCAGCAGGTCAAACTTATACTGTAGATGGTACATCATATCCAGTTATGGGTAAATTATATGTGCCTACTGGTCTAGCATCCAGTCAAATTGATGTTGTAGTTGTATTTCATGGAACTCAATCTGATGGTGCATCTGGGGACACCATTGCAACTGCAGCATTTAATATGCTTGACAGATTTGTAGATAATACTGTCACAGACCTCAATATAAGAGATAAGATTGTTTTTTCTGTTGCATATCCTCAGGATAATATCTCTAACGCAAGAAATTTAAGTGTATCTGGTACTGGTACAGAGACATCAACATTCTTAATGGGAGATAACCTTCCGTATGCTAGAGCAGCAGTTGGTTGGGTCAAAAACTCTTTGAATAGTTTTATGTCGTCAAACAGCATTAGTAAAACTATTGGAGATGTTTATCTATTTGGTCACTCTCAAGGTGGTAAACTTGTCAGTAAAATTAACACCTTAGATACTGGCATTGCTGGTGTAATTGCAAATGCACCTGGTCCTATTGAGTTTGAACTAACTTGCTCAGTAGCAGGAGGATACAGCTGCAATAAAATTGCTGCAATTCATGGCACTGCTACCGCTATTGGTAGGTCTACTTATGATGAAATCACTTCATACCCAAGTCAAACTTATTCCAGTAGATATACGGGCAAATACGTAGACATTGTTACATTAGAGGGTGGAGGTGGTTTCACTGGAACTACATATCAAGGATATCAAGATACTCACCCTGATTTTGATGACCCAGATAATACAGGAACTACAAGATGTGTTCCAATGGATTGGAATGGTTGCTCAGAGACATACAACACTCAAGTGACTCCCAATAACATGTTTGCTGCTCATGCTATAGGAACTTTGAGTACTGCTGGTGGATTGAATTCTGGATTTGCTAAAAAAGCAAAGCTTTATGCAGCGTATACACAAGAAGGTTTAGCAACGGCATGTAATGCTATTATTCATTTTCACAATAATAAGAGTGTAAATTCAACAACAGGACTTAAAGACCCTACAATTGTAATCGGTGAGTTTCAATATTTGCGAGATACATTTCAGGGTATAAAAGTTGATGAAATTGCCTCTATTACAGATCCTACTGGAGGGACAACAAATAGACCAGTTAGTGGATGGGGTTCTGATTTTACTCCATTTACAAGCAGAAATATTTTTCCATATCAAGTACAAGACCCCGATGATAGTTCATGGCACTGGATGGTTACCTTCCCTGACCAATCTCAATCTAGTGTCGTAAAAACTGCAATCGATTCTCTTTATGATAATGGAATTATTTTCATAACTGCTGCAGGTAACAATGGAGGAACATACGTTAAAGAGAGTGATTCTAGATGGAGTGGAACATATTGTACGACAGACTCAACTTACAAAAGCTATGGTATAACTTATAATAATGGTGTAGCATCTCCTACTAATGTTTCTGGTGCTAGTAATTGGTTTCCATTTAGAGCTTATGGTCCTCATGGTTTAGATAAGGGAATAGATGTTGCTGCAGGGCAAAATAGTGAAACTCTTGGTATGATTGAAGGATATAGTAATAGAGGACCAGGTATTGATATTGTTGGAAGAGGAGCAAATACATTTTCTGCCAAGCCAACCAACACCGATACTAATGGAAAACAATGGGGAGACTTTTCTGGAACAAGTTGTGCTGCACCAACAGTTGCTGGTAAAGCAGCATGTATGATGGAGGAGTATTATACTCTTCATGGTGCTTGGCCTAACTTTGCACAAGTTAAAAACATGTTGCAAACTGAGGCAAGAAATGGAAATAATCGTATTATTGATCCAGAATCTACAACTTGGTCAAATGTTCCAGCAGCATCAAGTAGTAGTATTGAAATCAAGAGTCAATCGGAATATCCGAATGCTGATGCACTTCTTCGTATTCAATCATCAGGAACTAGTGGAAATGGTGGTTTCCAATTCGCAGAACTTGCGGGTACTCCCAAGTTTTTTGCTTTCTTGGATACAAGAGGGTATTCGAGAGAACAAACCAATGGTAGGAGACCTACATCAGGTGTGATGTATCCCAGACCAAGGAACGTTAGTGATGTGGAATAAATATTCCTTATGAGAGTACTAGTCAATAAAGAGCAAAATAAATGAGAACAGTACCAGGTTCAGGAGCACAATTCACTCCAATCTTCAACTCTGACTATGGTGTAGAGTCCTTTACCATAGGGGCTGGTGGAACTGGTTATGATTCAAATGACCCACCAAAAATAGAAGTTCAAGATACAAATCCACCTGTAACAGAAGGCGTCTTTTTCCCAATCATTAGAAGTGGAGAAATTGTAAGGATTGCTGTACTTGAAAGTGGATTTGGATATTCTCCATTGACAGTTAATGAAGGTACAAAGGTTGGTATTGCAACTACTTCTTTTGTAGAAAGTTCTTTACTAGTAAGAACTGGTGTTGGTTCAGAAGTTTCTGTTTCTGTAGCAGGTACAGAATCCCATATTATTATGGATGTCCAGGGAAGTGATGGCACTTCTATTTTAGAAAACGGTTATAATAAGACAATCACTCAAACTGGTTATGCTGGAACATCGGCTCCTGTTGTTCCAGATGGTAGTGGTAATCAGAATGCTTTCTATGGTTTTACTCATCCATTTGAGGCATATAAGACTAGTGGTATAGGAACTGGGGCAAAATTCAACGTATTCATTGTGTATGCATCTCTAGGAGATGGTAGTGCTATTTCAACATCCATTGTCCTTCGTGAAGGTGGTAGAAACTATGCTGTGGGAGATACAGTTTCTATCGCTGGTACTTATATGGGAGGACAAACCCCATTAAATGACCTTTCATTTACCGTAAATACTGTTGCAAATACAAGAATCCCAGCAGAAGCAAATGCAGTATATTCCAACTTAGAAGCAACAACAGAAGTTGGTTCTGGTACTAGTGCAAGATTTGAAGTTGCAAGAGATGGTCTTGGTGATATTTCACGAATTGATGTTGAATATGGTGGTGTTGGGTATGCGTTAACCAGTTTACTTAAAATAGAAGGGACGCAAGTTGGTGGTTTATCTCCTGCAGATGATATATTTTTATCACCAAGAGAACTTGGTGCGGACACACTTCCATCTAAAGTCTATGTTCAGAAGTTAGATGATAACAATTTTACTGTTTCTGGATTATCCACATCAGCAAGATTAGATATCACTTCTGTTGGAACTGGAGTTCATTCATTTGAATATCCAGATTCTGATGAGAGCACTATAATTTCTATTGATAATATAGTTCAAAATTCTCTTTACAGAAGAGATTTAAATGTCGGTCTTGCACAAACAGTTGGATTTACCGACGATAAGATATATTTGACAGGTGTCTCATCTATTACAGTTGCTGATACTATTCAAATAGGAACAGAATACTTTAAAATCAATACCATGGGTATTGGTGCTACAAACGAGATTGGTGTTACTAGGGGATATCTGGGTACTAAAACGAATTACCACCCTGTTGGAACTGCTATAACTATCCATAGAGGGGATTATAATGTCGTTAAAGACCAAATTCATTTCACAACTGCACCATATGGTCCGACTGGACCAGAAGGATTGAAAATTAATTCATCCTTTAGTGGTAGAGCATTTAGTAGAAGGTTTGATCCAGGAACACCTAATGATAAAAATGTTATATTCGATGATTTATCAACACAATTTGTTGGTTCTTCTTCTACGGAGTTTTTCTTAAGATCCAATGAACAACCTGTGGTTGGAGTTTATACGAATACTAATACTGTTTTAGCAAGTGGTGTTGATGTAAATAACCATCCTTTAATTTTTATCAATAATATCCCCCAAATTTCAGGAACAGACTTTACTGTTGATAGTGCTTCTGGGGAGAATAGACTTAGATTTTTAACGGGTTCACCTTCTGCTGGTAAGATAGTAAGAACTGGTATTACTAGTGGTATTGGATATGCTCCATTAATTGGTGCTGGTGCAACCGTATCTATTGCTGGTGGACAAGTTACAGGCATCACTCTTAGGGGTTTTGGTAGTGGATACAGACAACCACCATTAATTACATTAGATTCTTCTACAGGCACAGGTGCAGCATTTACATGTACTGTTGGTGCTGGTGGAACATTAACTGGAATTAGTGTTTTATCTCCTGGCAGTGGATATCCTGAAAATCGTTATGCTAATATCTCAACATCAACTTACACTCCATCTACAGGTCTATTATCAATTACCTCTCCAAATCATGGTGTAGAAACTGGAGATTCTGTAAAAATTGCAGACAACAGTATTATATTTACTTGCACCTCTGATGGAAATTCTTCACAAGTAACATATCCACGTTCAACAGACCCTGCTTCTAATAAGTGGTTACCTGCAACTAAAGTTGATGATGATACGATTGAAGTTAATGTGGGTTCATCGAATTTTGTATACTTCACTCCTACTGGTGCAAATTACGATCCTGCAACAGGAGTGATGGAGTTGACTATTGGTAGTCATAGTTTAGCTGCTAATACAAAAATTAAACTAGCAAATAACTCACTCACATTTACATGTGATAAGGATGGTAATACAACTCAACATCAATATCCACGTTCAACTGACCCATATTATGATACTTCAATTGTTATTGATTCAGTTACTGCAACCACAATTACGATTAACGTAGGTGCAGCAGCACCTTCAGATCAGTATGCTCATACGTTCGTATCTGCTCTTCCTTTTTCAGTTATATCTGGTGGCAATTATCCACATACATTTGTAAATGCATTACCAAATGCATTGGTTATAGAAGTTGAGACCGTAGATGTTAATATTGGAATCCCATCAAACTATTTCAAAGTCCCACTTGTTTATTCTGATGGTTCTACTGGAAACGGAGAGGGTGCAAGTGCAGATATAGTTGTTGGAAATAGTGGTGATATAATTTCATTCCAGATGTATGATCCTGGTGAATTTTATGCAGTTGGAGATATCCTAACCCCAGATACATCATCTAATGGTTTAGTTACTTCAACATCTGGGACATTCACAGAGTTTTTAGTTGAAGTTGAAGAAATTTTGACTGACAAGTTTAGTGGTTTTTATCCAGGACAATTTATTCAATTTGATGATATTAGTAGATTCTTCAATGGTTCTAAGAGGAAGTTTACTTTAACTGTTACTCAAGCAGGAGAAACTGAGATTTTGAGTCTTAAAATAGACCCAACTAGTGATTTGGACCTTGCACAGAACATGTTTGTTTATATTAATGATATTCTGCAAGCACCAAATGATGCATATGATTTTGATGGTTCAAGGATTGTATTTACTGAAGCACCTGTACCTAATTCTAAATGTACAATATTGTACTATAGAGGTTCAGATTTAGATGTTGAGCAAGTAGACCCACCAAGAACCATTAAAGAAGGTGATTCAGTGCAAATTGCTGACAATGCTTTTGATGTTAAAGATAGACCACAATTCCCCCGTGTGGTGAAAAGAATTGTATCAGCAAATTCACTTGATACATTTACATATGATAGTATCGGAATTAACACGGACCCTGATGCAGAACGTCCTGTAAACTGGTATAAGCAGACTGAAGATAAGATTATAAATGGAGTTCTTTATTCCAAAGCTAGACCTGATTTAAAATCTCGTGTAGAACCAACAGCAAAGTTAATTAAACCATTAACTGCTGGAGCACAAGAAATATACGTTGATAATGCATATCCATTATTTGTTGATGTTGATCAGTTATCAGAAGATATCAATAATGTAAAGGTGGTTGATACTGGTGATGTTAGACCTGCAATTAGTTCTGCAACTGTTTCTGCAGCATCGACAGTATCTGGAATTTCTATTATTGATGGTGGACAGGGATTCTACAGAACTGCAAATCCAGTTGTTGCAATTTCATCAGCAATTATAAGTAAAAAAGACCCAATTTATGGTTGGGTTGGAATTTCAACTAACTCTGGCATATCAACAACTAATACATTTAATGATATTGTTATTGGAGAACCAATAGTTGCAGTTGGTTCTAGTGGTGTTCTTGGAATTTCTACTAATGGATTTGAATGGGCAGAAGAATATATTGGATATGGAAATACAATCAATTTTAATTCCGTTGCAGTTGCAGCAACATCAACATTCTTTGTTGCAGGTAATAATAAGAAACTAGTTGTAAATACTGGTATTAATACTGGATTTACTAGTGCTTGGACAGAACTTAGATTACTTAAGGAAACTCCTGTCATTGGTTTACCAGACCCTGTTATTTCATTCAGCACATATAATGGAAACTTCTTTAGTGTTGTTCACTCAGAATTCCACAATTCCACAGTTGTAGTTGGAGATTCTAATGGAATCTTTAGTGGTGTAGGTATTGGTACTACTTCATTCTTTGAAAGAACACCCCCAACTTTTGCCAATTACAGTGCTGTTGCAACAAATGGTCAAACATTTGTTGGGGTTGGTGACAATGCTACCATCATATACTCTACTGATGGTGGATTTATCTGGGCAGTCATCCCACCAATACCATCAACAAGAGATTTTAACGATGTAATTTGGGCAGAAGATAAGTTCATTGCTGTAGGTGATAATGGAACTATTTTTACATCAACTTCTGGGTTCACAAATTGGAATAGAGTTATTCCAAATATAACTGACCACCTTATTAAAATTAAGTATGAATATGGTGTTTATGTTGCAATTAATCAGAGTGGTGAAATTTTATTCTCACTAGACCTTGAATATTGGACTATTAGAGAAACAAATCAAACCGAAACAGTAAGTGATGTTGCATTTATTCCTGTTCCCGAACCTGCATACTCTAGACCCGCATCAGTGCAGGTTGTAAATGAAGACGGTAGATTTATTCTTGTTGGTGCTGCAGGGACAATTATGTATGCTGATCCTGTATACAACAGAGCAACAGCAGTTGCAACATTGACTAATGATGCTATTACAAGTGTAGATATTGTCAATCCAGGATTTGGATATTTAACACCACCACCTGTAATGATTGAGTCTGGATCACCTCTACAAGAAGAGATATTCTCAATCAAGGCAGAAGGTGATTTTGGTGAGATTGTTCATGTTGGAATAGGAAATACATTCATTGACTTCAAACTTAAGTCCGAAGAATATGATAATGCTACCTTGGGTATTGGATATTCATCATTAAACACTTTTGGAATTACAAATTCTCAAATTTCAGAAGGTGATTACTTTATAATTACCAATAGTAATAGCACTATTGGTTCTGCATTGACAGGAATAACAACTAGTTCTGGTGGTTTAAATAACTATGCAGAATCTGTTGTTGGAACTGCATACACAACATTGGATGGTGTGTATAGAGCAGAAAGAGTCAGTGCTCCTCATGCAGGAATTGTAACTGTAAGGTGTATGTTTGCTCTACAGAATGGTGGTGCAATTCAAGTTAACACAAGTAACAATACCGATGGAATACATGGAAAATATTCATGGGGTAAGATTTTTGGTTATCAAAACCGAGCAATATTCTCACCAAAACATTTCAATGTCAACACTATGAATGGTCTTACTGGTATTTCTACATCATCTGATGTATTCAGAACCAGAGGTCTAAAGTAACTATAACATTTATCCACTAAATAAAAGAAAAGTATCCAAGTAAAATGCCTGCTATAATTACTGAGCAATTCAGAGTGATGAATGCCGAAACTTTTGTAAACAGTTT